TTCGTCTCAAAACAATTAAGAGATCATTAATGGAAATTAAGTGTCACAAAGAAGATGATGATTTACACATTTCTCAGAGTGATTTTATTATTGACGACATTTTGAAGAGTGAAATAAGAGAGAGTAGAGAGGAAATCTTAAGTTTGGCAAAAAATAGCATTTTGTCTAAGACTCTTACTACAAATTCTGCATTGCATAAAAATGAAATTAGGAGAGCAAAAGATTGGTTCTTAAAGAAAATTGAAAATGAAACAACCAATTCTCATTTGTACAAACCAACATCAAAAATTCCATCCATAATCAAGTTTCCCTTTTTCTCTATGACTGGACACACTGATGGGTCAATGTCAGATTTAACAATTGAAGACCACAAAACACCTTATCATTCTCTTTGGAACGCAGTTTTTATGGTAACAAAATGTTCTTTCACAAAGTATCAGGCAGAAGAATTCTTACCTCAAGAAAAATTTGAAGACAAGACAAAAGAAACTTTTCAAAAAATCAATAAGATGAGATCTTCAAAGTACAAAATATTGCCTCATATCACTGAAGCAGATAGAGTCATGTTATCAACTATGGGCATTGAAGGCAAGAAATATAAGAATACTGAGCAAAAGATAGAATCTGATAAAGAGTCTAAGAAATTTGTTCCTTTTGTTACGGAAACAATTCAAGTTGATAATTTCCTTGAGTCATATAAGACATACTATGAAGAGAATGCTTGTCCTTCTCTTTTATCCAAACACTTTTTAAATCTTCACAATCAAGCCAGATCATTGAGTCAAGACTTAAAGGTAGATTCTAGTCTTGAAGAGGTTAAAGCTTTTTCAACAACGCCAATTGGTTCTTTCTCTATGATAATGTCTATGATTTTCCAAGAAATTAACTTGAGTCTGACTAGCAATGCAAAAGGCAAAGAGTTCATTTTAAAGAAAATGAATAATTTACCTATTTTGTTGTTGATCAAACCCACAAATGGAAATTCTAGCATCTTTACATCTATTTTACTTGATAACAGGAGTTATGCTTTCACTACCTACAAAACAAATAAAGTTTTTAAGGATTTCATTGAGATTTCTGATAATGTTTATTGTTCTGAGTTCTTTTCTGTCAATAGGTCAAAACTATCAAATTTGTTAAGTTGTTTTGAAATGTCAACTATGATTCACACTGCATGGAAAGATATCTATAGAGAACCAACAGCAGACACTTATAAGACATCTTTGTTTAACACATTGGTTTACCTAGAGGATAAA